AAAGATACGTGGTCCGAATTCACTTGCATCTTCTCCATCCATGGCTTCATCAATAATCTTTGCTAATTGACGACCATAACGAACAATCTTAACAGATCCGTTATTTTCTGGATTGGTTGGATCATCAATGATATATGCATTCACCATCCACTTCTCAGAACGATTTACTTTCTCAGCCTTCTTCTTTTCTACATCTGTACCTAAACGAAGAATACGATAACGCTCTTCTTGAATTGGATCCCTCTCGCCAAACGACTGTAATGAAACTGCTGAAACAAATTGACCTGTTGCGAATGATTGCCATCCATTCAAATAATAATGGAAGAACGTATCTTCTGGCTTCTTGGTATTTGGTAGCAAACGAACAGTGTACGTCTTGCCTACTTCTAACTTAAGAATGTCTTTGTAGGAAGATCCGCTTGTGTCTTCTTTGGCTAAGGCATTCTTGATTGATTGGAACATTGATGCTGTATACATATTGAATATTTTTAATTGGTTTCTTTATAATTTTTTTAATCCTTGTTTTATTAATACTTTTAATTTTTTCGATGAGAAATATCTATTTGTATACAATTGTATATTTTCATAGACATTCTCGCCAAACACGAATTTCAACAACTCTTGATCTTCATGTCTTATATAATATAATGCATTGGGCAGCTCAATCAATACATAAGGATGTATTTTTCTTTCTTTCCAATGCAAAATAAAACTTTTGATTTCATTGGTCATATGTGACGGATATTGCTGCAATGAAATATTATTTGCAGATAAAAATTCTTTTAAAAATTTTAAACTGTCTAAAACTTTTAAAAGCATATCTTCAGAATCAGGATCAAAGTCTGGTTCTTTTTGAACGTAAAGTGTATACGCTTTGATTGCTTTTTGTGATGTAAAATATTTTAGGTCAAAATATTCTTCGGCGCCATATATGGAATATGGTGCTTTGAAATAATCATTAACATGAATACTAGGAAATTTTCTTAGTATGTTAGATATTCTCTTAAGATAAACCAATACATCAGATGGTATATCATCAAAATTTTTACGTAATCTATATGGTTGGTTTTTAGCTTGGCGACTAGTTTTTAAATACTCATTATATATTCTTTGTTCAAAATCGCTTAACATTACTAGCTATAATAGACGCACCTTCTTTAGAATTCAAGAACTTACTTATATATTTGCTCTTGCTTAGAGAAGGATCAAAATCAATAAACAATTTGAACAATTCATAATCAGTGTCTATTGATACCATTTTTTTGAGAATTTGTTTGTATGTGGGATTTTTTAATAATAAAAGAAAAATATTAGGTAGATTTAATTTCTTACCAGATATTAAACACATCAATGAACAGAAACATAAAAAATTATGTTCTATTTCCCTCTTTTCAATAACAAGATTAGCTACCATATTTTTTGTAAAGTTTTTGTAAATTCAATAAATTTAGAAGTTAAATTGCCTCCCGCATATCTATCTGATCCACCACCCTCAATTAACTTCTCTGCAATCAAATGCAAAGGAGCATCTGATGTTACGCGCTGTTGCATATAAACTGTTTTAAGTGTCATGTTCACTACCATGACAATATCAATTCCATAAACATTTATTAAATGATTTGAAATTTCCGGAAAATAGTTTTCGGCAAATGTTGCTGCGACTTTATAACGTTTTCCTTTAACGGGCATTATTCCTTGAAAGATATCTAATTCAGATACTGCTTTCACAATGCGTTTAATATGCAAGTTAATGACATTGCGTTGTTGTTGATTGAATCCAGAATATCCATCATTGAATTGATTAATAAATTGATTTAATCTATCCGAATTAACTCCCCAATATAAAGCATTTAGCAAATTTGATTCTTTATATTTGTTCTTACCCGAAATATAATCATCAATTAACCCAATTAATTTAATTTGTTTAGGTGTTAATTTTTTGATTAATTCATTTTTAAAGAGGCGAAAAATTAATCTTGTAGTTGAACTAGTTTCAACTATTGCTGTCTTAGCATCACAATATAAATGCTTTTTATCGTTATGTGTTTTATGTGTATCAATAATTACACAGTTGGACTTATCAGCAACATCTAGACATTTTGATAAATCTAATGATGCAATATATATTCTTGAATATTTTGTAAGACTATTTTCTAATTGCCATTTGAGAAAATCGTCTCTGAATTTTCTAGGTGTAGTATATTGTATTTCAATATCGTTTCCCCTAAGCCATTTTAAGAGCAAACAACAACCAGCACCATCTAGTCCATAATTAGTCCATATGACTTCCTTACTCATGAATATGAGTATATATAGTCAAAATGGAATCTTATGCAACTAGTCTGCTAATGAAGCTAACATATCACGAGCTGATTCAGTACTATCTACCATTGAAGCTATTTCCTGATCTTCTTTTAGTGTAAGTGTTGAATAATCAATTCGAAATGCTGAAGAACCGAAGTTAGGACCGAAACGATTTTTCATCATAGCTATGCGCATCACACCTTGCTCAGCATCTTCTTCTAATTGATAGACAGATGCAATAAAATCACCCGTAGTAGCCAATCCATAACTCTCAGATAATGATTGCATAGTTGGTTCTGCTACATCATATCCTGAACGGTTTAATTGCGTTGCTGTGATAAAGGGGCAATTGTATACATATGATAATGCGCGCGTTTGTTCAGATAAGTGTTTAACTTTCTCATATGAATTATTCCCATACTGTGTATGAAGAAGATTCAAATAATCTAAGACTACTGCATCTACAAAAATACCTTTATTTCTCAATGTTTTGATGAATGATGATAATTGGTTTGGCGTAATTGTAGAAGGCGGAAATTCTTTGATTAAAATGCGACCGCGCGGATTCTTCTCTTTAATTTCTTCGAGCGCATTTTTCAATGTTTCTGACTCTTCTCGCAATGTTCTTACAAGTATCTTAGTAGCTGACGAAGCAATGCGTTTTGCATACATAATCTCTGACATTTCTAATGTCACAAGCAATACTGTCTTACCTTGCTCTGCAATATTCTTTGCTACATTACCCAATACAATACTCTTACCAACATTTGCTTGTCCTGCAAAGATGTATAACGCTCTACCATTCTGCATGAATCCACCATTTAACTTTTCATCCAACCATTCCCATTTTGAAGGAATAACTGGTTCATCAGAATTCAATTCTTTAATTAATTTTTCAGGATTGTGATAAAGATCTAAACCAATATCCGTAGTCAAATTAATATTGCATGTCTTTTCAAATTGATCTAGTACCCACGAAGTATCTGCTTTACCTTGTTGCAATTTATCAGCAACATCTAACATGGTTTTATATACAGCTCTCTCTTTTAAGAATCGTTCTGTATTCTTGATTAATTCATCATGATTGTAATTTTTATCTAATGTTTGAATCATCAATAATACATTCTTAAAAGAATCTTTTAATTCTTGTGTAATAAGGTAATTTTTTAATTCAGAGAGATTGGGCAAACAATCTCTCTTTTCAAAATATTCTTTTACCAATAAGAACATTGCTTTAACATCCTTATCGCGAAAATAATCCGGATCTGTACTATCAACAACTGATGAAAAATATTCTTCATCAGTGATCATTTTGAGACAGAAGATCTTTTCAAAATGATCTAAATCAATTTTATCCATGCTTTATATTATTTGGTCTCTTTTGAATTTACACTATATTCTTTAATAAACGTTTCGTTACTGGACTTCCATGTAGGATTCTCTACAGAAAGTAATCCGGGTGATCTGTGTACAACATTTATAGGATAAACACCAATCTTCAATTTCTTTTTATTAGCATCAATTGAAGATGAAATGTCATAATGATGGAATGTATAATTTTCATTAAAATTAAATCCCACCTCTTTTGCTTTTGGTTGATATACAGCGAAAAATAGTCCATCAATAATAGCTACTCTAGCAGGTGATGGTCCGAAATTTGTTACCATCATTTGTTTTTCATTTACGGGGTGTGCGACAAATCCTCTATGATCTTTTCTATCTGTCATTAGATGCCATAGATTAATTCCACCTATACGAGGATTCAATCCACCCGCCAACCCCACAATGTCATATTCTA